GGAGCAGAAGGATCGGCAACGATATCAGCTGCGGTTGCAAGCATAAAATCTTCACCAACAATTTTATGACCTTCGTTGGTCATTTTTAGTGAACCAACACCACGAGAAGAAACGCCAAGAGTTACACCTTCATTAATAAGAGATTCTGCAATCTTACCCATAGGTGTTCCAAGAAGTTGTGCCTTTCCTCTAAAGTTTGTTCCTTCGCAAGTTAAAGAAACAATTTTATGAGAAACACGATCTAAGTTTACGGTTGGACCATCTGGGTGTCCAAGTTCACCAAGAGCACGACCTTTGTTTACAAATGCTTCCGTATATCTCTTTACCTCACGGGAAAGAGTTTCCATTGGATACATTCTTCCATTACGGTTGCAAATATCACCTTGAAGGAAGACACCTTCAATATACATTTTCTTTTGAGAACCTTTACCTTCGGTAATAAATTCTACCTTTTGAATTTCTTCTGTGATGAGTTTCATTGTTATTCTGATACTAGAGTGACTACTTCTGCAATATTGAAAAATGTATCTGGTTCAAAAGTTAGGCAAGAAACTTTTACGCTCTTTACAACTGTTGCGCCAGAAATATTTGGTGATGTAATTGAAGAACTATCGAAATTAATAGTAACTGAAGAATCATCTAGTGCAACAATTGATTTGTGGGTAGTATTTAATCCTACAGTTGGTGCATTTTCAATTGTCACATAATCAGTAGAAACAAATGGATTTCCTGCATTATTATCAAATGTCAACTTAGTTGTGGTTCCTGTTGTAATTCCAGTGATAACCTGGCGTTTCATTGCTTCTTTTACAATATCAACACTGTAAGAAGTGATATGGTAATTATCTTGAGTTGCAACTGGATCTGTACCAATCGCAATATAACCACCAGAACTTCCTGTAGTAGATCCAATCGTTACTCTTAAATAACCACTTTTAAGAGCAATGGGAACACTAGTCGCCGCAACACCAACAGATGGTGAAAGTCTAGGAATATTTCTATCTTGAATAATTTTTGTTGCCATTATTCCTCGTCTCCTACCTGATCTTCGTGTTCCGCACCAAACATAAGTTCTGCAATTTCTGGACGAGCAGCATCTACTCGCTCAGCAGCTTTAGCATATAGTAATTCTTTAATCCTTTCAGATACACTCGAAGGTGATCCGTCAGTTGCAATCAAATCGATAAGTTCTTCCATAAAAATTAGTTTATATTTATAAGATTATTTATATTTTGCCGCCTTTAGGTTCTGGTGGAATCTCTGGTGCTTCAGGTGCTGCTGGTTCCATTGGTATTTCTCCAAGAGCAGGTCCACCACCAACTGCACCTTCTGGTGGAAGTGGATTTCCCATTTCATCTACTGGGGCATTAGGATCTGGAATAATTCCTTTTTTAATCTCATCTTCAATTTGTTTATCAATATCAATAATTTCAGAATCGGTTTGGCGAAGAATTTTCTTACGAACATACTCGGAAGAATAATATTTTCCAATATAGGGTTCTACTTGTGTCATTAATGACACTCTATTTGTAATAAGTTCTGCTTCTTTTAATTCTGCAAAATGGTTATCATACAGAAAATCATACTGAATATGATCTTCCATTTGTTCCCAATCTTCTGGGCTTACAATATTTTTAAGAAGAAGTTGTGTACGAAGAATATCATTGAACATTTGAGCAAATCTTTTCCTCAAACGACCAACAAACTTGGAAAATTTTAATTCATCTCTTAAAATTTCTGATGATCTTCCTAGATTAAATCCATCACCACCACCAGCAATTCTAGATTCTGGAACTCCAAGTGCTCTATAAAGTTTCTTTTGGAAATATTCAATATCGGCAAGTTCTCCAAGATTTTGTCCACCAGGAAGAGTTGTGATTTCTGTACCACGACCGCCTTCTCTTCTTGGAAGCCAAAAATCTTCCAACATTGCCATAAATTTGCGATCATCACGGACTTCGCCAGTATTTGCATCGTAAACAAGTTTATTGCGATAACGAGACATAACCTCTTTGAGATATTGCTCCGCTTTTACTTTTGGAAGATTACCAACGTCAATGTAGAAAATTCTTCTTTCTGGTGCTCTTGATAATCTATAGATAACCAGAGAATCCTCAATCATTCTTAACTGATTGAGTGCTTTGATTGCTTTATGAAGATAAGAAAGTACAGTGCCCTTATTTCTATCTACAAGACCAGATGTGCAATAAGTAATAGAATCTTTTGCAATCTTAATGGAACCTTTTGATGATCCACTCATAGATCCCATAGGATAATTTGGCATTGGAGAATAAATGAAATATTCTTCAACATCACTATAACTTAATTCTGAGTTTGTAAGATTAGCATTAGCAGTTAATCTACTGACAACTGGTTCTCCATTTTTGCCATTAGATTTTACTTCTTGTCTCACATACTTCATTTTCATAGGATCAATATATCTTAATTCTTTGATCCCTTCGTTAGGTTTTTTAATATCAATAACTTTTAGATAATAAAGTCTACCATCAACGTACCAATTTCTAAAAATTTCATGACATTTTCTATCAAAGTCCATCATTTCTTTGATAGATTTAAATTCCTCTCTAATTATTTGCTTTAACTTATCAGTAGCATTTAAGTTAGATAATTCAATTTCAACTGGAGAATCATACAAGTCACTAACGATTGCTTCGTTTACAACATCTTCAATAGCACCATCACACTCTGGATGAAGTGCCATCTCACGATAACGACGCATTAAATCAAACTCAGTTCTGTAGACTCCTTCAATATCTACATACTGACCATAAAATCCAGATTGAATAAAATAATCAACCCCGTCCTCATCTGTTGGAGGAACGGGGGAAACTATAGATTTAGACTTTTCTTCCTTATCCTCAATCGAAAAACCAAAGAGTTTCGCCATTTTATAAACTTAACTTGTTATTATGTACTATTTAGTTAATGTCTTCACCGCCTGCAGCGGGTGAAGTACCTTTAATTGCTTCCCACCAGTGGACTTGCATCTCAACTGAGAATTCTTGAATTGAATCGGTTTCATAAGAAAGGTTGATGCTACCGATGCTGGTTGGGAATGTATCATAGAAATGATACGCTCTTAAGATGCTTCCATCACGATTAAGTTGATAAACAAATGCATCTGCTTGATAAAGTGCAGGATCAGTCGTACCAGTATTATCTGATAAACGGTTCATATAGTTGCTCCACTTTTCAAATGCAGAACGAATTGCAAAATCAGTATCATTGATTACTGTGATAGTCCAAGTTTCAAAAGTTCTATCTCCAGACAGTTTTAGAGTTCTTCCTCTAAAAGCAACTTCTAATGGAGTTACGTTAGAGGCTGGAAGTGCTGCTGCCTTTACAAGAAATCTTGCTTTATCTAATACATTACCATCAACATTAATTGCTGCTGGGAAAGCAAGTTCAACTTCAAAAAGATTACTTCTTGTACCACCACCCGACAACTTGCTCTTGAAGTCGGTAATCTTCCTTAGTGGAATATTATTAAGTTGAGTTCTGGTTGCCATAGTTTTAAAACCTCTAGGTTAATTAAACGTTACCGATGACTTCTTCAAAATCAACACCAGTCTTGGTGGCAACAAATGTTAATCCAATAAAGTTAATCGATCTTGCTGGTTTGATGTAAATGTCAGCAACAAATTCGTTACTATCTATTACAGCAGCGGTATTATTAGTTTCATCGCAAACTACAATGTAATCAAAAATACCTCTCTTTGCTTGAACATCACGTAAGAAAGGTTCAACAGTATTTACAAAGTTAGTTCTGGTAATCTCATCATTGAATTCAAAGAGTGCATCTTTTGCTGCTTGAGAAATTGCGTTCTCAAGATAAACAAAGAGACGACGAACATTAATTCTATCAAATGCCGATGCTTTAGCAAGTCCAGTCTTATCACCAAATAAAACAATTCCTGATCCAGGTGAGAAAATTATTGGATTGATTCTGCTTCCGTATAGACGATCTCTTTGTGTCTTGGATGGATTGTATGCAAGTTTAACTGCATTTAAAATTGATCCTCTTGTTGTTCCTGCTGGAGAATACCATGGGAAGTTATTAATATCATTACGAGCACAAAGACCAGCAATATCACCATTTAATGGAACATATCTAAAGGTATTTGCAAATCTATCGTACATATACTTATAACCACTATCAAAAACTGCATAAGATGATGATGCTACTGGTGAATAAAATTCTATCACTTTCTCGGTAATATCTTCGGCAGATCTTACTGTTACCGCAGTTTGTGAAGAAGTGTCTGTTAAAGCAGCACCTCTATATGGTGAAATAAATGCTAGAGCATCTTTTCTAAGTTCTGCGACAGAAATAATTTTATTTGCAAGTGCTTGTGCGGTTTCTTTGTCATATGCAGCAGATCCCATCAAGAGGAAATCCACTTTAAAGTTTTCTGTATTTTCAAATAAATCATACCCAGATGAAAGACCTGCAAGACTTACAGTAAGAGCACCAGTGGAAGAAATACCAGCGGTTGCATGATAATCAATTCCGCTAGTTAATGTGTTTGTAGTTGATCCATTAGCAGCGAAAATGATTCCCTCTGCTTCTTGGTCCCATCCAACGTCAGTTGCAAGATTATACCCCGATGAAAATCCTGTTGTTACAATTCCTGTGGGTGCTCCAAGTCCAAAAATATATGCTGAATTATTTGCAAGATATTTTCTCCAGTAAGAAGGATTACCTACAGAGAATGATGCATCAGATGCTTTGGATAATCCTAGATGCTTTTCTATAACTGTACCAGCGTTTCCTGTTAAAGATCCAAGAGCATCAATTACAACTACGTGAACTTCATCAAACCTTGAATTTCTAGCAGCAGCGTATGCAGTTGTTCCAGGTCTTGGTGCAATATTGTTCCATGGAATTGTAGAAGTAGTTGTTAAACCAACTGTCTGCTGATCAAACCAATCAAGTCTGGAAGTATATGAAGTTGATGCAAATGATGTCGTTGCAGATGTTGAAGTAAATCCTACTGAACCTGAAGTTGAAAATGCGTAAATTCCAGATGGTTGATAATCAACAGTAGTTACAGTTCCTGCAGCAGATACATGACTTAAAACTTTTACAGAAATAGATGTAGATCCAACTTCGGTAATGATTCCATTTAGATAACCATCAAGGGCTGAGGTTGTGCCTACTCCAGGATTAACTCTACCTACTACAGATTGTGTTACTCCCATTCCAACTTCTAGGTTGGAAACAGTTCCTGCTACTGCAGTTGTTACAATTCCTGTTAAAATTTGATCTGCTTTACTATCAATAA